AAAAATAATCCCCCCCCTTTTTTGGTTTTGGGGTGGGGGTAGGGGTTATTCCCCACAGACTGACTTAAACCAAAACTAAAACCTATCAGTTCAAGTTTAAGTTCTAAAAGTCCTAGCCAGACCTGGTCATGACACAAGGCGTAGGCCTACACCCCCCCCTTCAATACCATATATTGTTATCTTACCTAGATTTCTGAAATTTTTTGATTTAGAATATTATTAACTAAACGCTAAATATGGTGTCATTAAGGAATCGTCATGGTTAATAGATTTGATGCAGCTAAACAACTAGATACATTAATAGAAAAAAACCCAAACTATAAGGACGAACCTATACCTGGTGATAAACCTAAAAAAAGCGAAAAGATAAAACATGGAAAAAAATGAAATTTATGAAGCCGCAGATGTAGGCGATATGTCTGGGGAGTCAACTGAGGAATTTAATAATGGTGTTCCAACGGATCAGGAACTTCAAGGTGTTGTGGGCGGTGCTATTGATGACGCTGTTGATTATATTGACAACACAATCTCCCCGCTCCGGGCTACGAGCATTGACTACTATAACGGTGTCCCCTTCGGTAACGAAGAAGAAGGTAGATCCCAAGTCGTTTCCCTTGATGTCCATGACACAATCGCAGACATTATGCCAAGTCTTATGCGCATATTCTTCTCAAGTGAGAATGTTGTAGAGTTTGTTCCTTTTGGTAGAGAAGATATTAAGGTCGCAGAACAGGCAACTGATTATATAAACAGGGTTGTTCTTCAACAGGATAATGACGGTTTCCAAATATTCTATAATGCTTTCAAAGATGCTTTGTTGTGTAAGAATGGATTTATTAAATATTATTGGGACGAAAATTATTATGCGAAGTATTACAGTTATAAGGGTATTACGGATTCAGAATTAGCCGTATTGGAAGCAGACGAAGAAGTTGAGATTACACAAATTACTTCCTATCCAGATCCTAAGTTCCCACAACCTGAAGCAACAGTTGATGATGTAGAGAATGTTGAAGAAGTGGTTGAGGAAGTTGTCCCTGAGTTAATGGAACAATCAATGATGTTGCCGCAACTGCATGATGTCAAGTTGACGAGAAAGAAAGCGAAAGGTTGTGTGCGTATTGAGTCTGTCCCACCGGAAGAATTTTTAATTGATAGAGATGCAACTTCATTGGAAGATGCGTATGTTGTAGCGCATAGACGCTATGTAACGGTTTCTGATTTGGTGCAAATGGGATATGAGCTTGATGATGTTGAGAAATATGCGACACCTTATGAAACACAATTAGACGATAACCAGGAATATCAAGCAAGAAATCCTTATGCGTCTAACGGCACAGACTCAGATGAAGAAATGAGTAATATGAAAGTGCAGTATGTCGAAGCATATATGAAGGTAGATATGACAGGGGACGGCATTGGCGAGTTAAGACGCTTATGTTGTATGGGCGATAATTACGAAATTAAACGCAATCTGCCATGTTCACATATTCCTTTTGTATCTTTCTGCCCTGATCCTGAACCACATACATTTTTTGGTTTAAGTGTTGCAGATGTTACTGAAGATATACAAAAAGTTAAATCATCTGTTTTAAGGGCTATGCTAGATAGTCTTGCATTAAGTGTTCACCCAAGAGTTGCGGTTGTTGAAGGACAAGCAAACATAGAAGATGTTATGAACACAGAAGTTGGCGGTATTATTCGTCAACGAAATGCCGGAGCTGTTCAACCGTTTAACCTACCGTTTGTTGGTAAGGACTGTTTCCCAATGTTGCAATATCTTGACGAAGTTAAGGAAAATAGAACGGGAATTTCCAAAGCATCAATGGGCCTAGATCCTGACGCATTACAATCGACAACTGCCGCAGCTGTTAATGCTACGATACAAGGTGGTCAACAACATATAGAATTAATTGCGAGGATATTTGCTGAAACAGGCATGAAGCAATTATTTAGAGGTATATCGGAATTATTAATTACACATCAAGATAAGGAACGGGTAGTTCGTTTGCGTAATGAGTGGACTCCTATAGATCCTAGAGTTTGGAACTCAGGTATGGATCTTGTTGTAAATGTTGGTTTGGGTAATGGATCAACACAAGAGCGTATGCAGTATTTAGGTATGATTGCAAATAAGCAAGAACAAATCCTACAGACATTAGGTATAACCAACCCCTTAGTTGATATGACACAATATAGAAACACTATGTCAAAAATGGTTGAGTTAGCTGGATTTAAAGACGCTGCATTATTCTTTAAAGAAGTGCCACCTATGACACCGGAACAACAAGCCGCTATGCAACAGAAAAAACCTGATCCAGCAGAGCAGTTAATCCAAGTGCAAATTAAAGAAATAGAAGCGAATATGGCTAAAGCTGCTGCAAGAATACAGTTAGATACTGAGGAAATGAAACGAAAAGATGACTTGGAAAGGGATAAGTTAGACTCGGATATTGTCTTAAAAGCAGCTGAAATAGAAGCAAAATATGGAACTCAAGTGGAAACAACTGTTATTAGAGCTTTAGTGGAAAGGGATAGAGAGCAAATGAAAACACAACAAAGATTAATTAGTGAAATAGGAAGGGTTAGACAATGAGTGAACAAGAAGTAGAAGATCTAATATTATTTGGAAAAAATGCAAAACGCATTTTAGAAGATCCAATTTTTATTCAAGTTATGCAGACTGTAAGAGATGATATTCATTTATCCTGGTCGCAAACTAATCCTAGAGATTTAGAAGATAGAGAACAATATTACAATCTTTTGAAAAGTATGGATTTACTTGAAGAAAAACTTTGGGCGGTTGCTGATAACGCTCAAATTATAAAAATTAAATCAGACAAGTTTGTAAACAAACAAAAAGGAGTTTAATATGAACCAAGCGACACCCCAAATAACGGAATCGCCAGACATTGAAAAGACTACGATAGACAAGGTTGGCGATATTTTGGAACGGATTGAAAAAGCCGAGAACCCAGAATTAGCACAACAACAGTTAGACGAACAACCACAACAGGAAGTAGAGTCTAGCGAGGGTTATGAGGAAGAAATTGTAGATGAACCTTCTGAAGTTGAAGAAACTGAAGAAGTTGAATTTGCAGAAGAAGAATCAGATCCCGAACTGTATGAAGATGAACACACCGATAATGAATCGGAATCGGACTTTGATGAAAATTTTTACACCGTTAAGGTTAATGGTGTAGAAGAACAAGTAACCGAAGAAGAATTATTAAATGGTTATTCAAGGACAGCAGACTATACGAAAAAAAGTCAAAGACTTGCTGAAGATAAAAAAACATTTGAATCTGAAAGACAAGATTTTGATTTTGAGCGTAATAAAGTTATAGAGGAGCGAAATACATACTCTACACTTTTAACACAAATGGAAGAACAACTTAATCAATTCAGCCAAGTGCCTGAACCTGATTGGGATTCACTTTACCAACAAGATCCTGTTGCCGCAAGTAGAGAGCAACATGATTGGAATAAAGCTAAACAAGTTCAACAAGAAAAGCTACAAGCTGTAGCTGAAGAAAAACAGAGATTAGCAAATGAAGAATATCAGGATAACTTACAGCAATACCAAAAAATATTGCATGAGGAATCTGCAAAACTTCCAGAGCTAATTCCTGAATGGTCGAATGAAGATATAGCTACTAAAGGACGAATCGAACTTAAAGAATATTTAGTTAAGCAAGGTGTAACTCCTGAAGAATTAAACGGATTGGTAAAAGCAAATCATGTAGCTATTTTATATAAAGCTATGCAATTTGATAAAGGTAAGAACAAGACCGCAAAAAGAAGAACACAACAAACCAAAAATAATGGGACAAAAGTTCTTAAAAGCGGAAACAGAAAGCCACCAAAGGCAGTTAAAAGTGATAAGTATAAAAAGGCAACCTCTAGATTAAAAAAAGGTGGTAAATGGCAAGACGCACATCAAGCCGTTACCATGTTGTTAAACGAATAATTATTTTATAAAGGAATAAAGATATGGCTATTATAGCAAATACATATACTAGATATTCTGTAGTGGGTATTCGTGAAGAATTATCCAACATCATTTATAACATTAGTCCTGAAGAAACACCGTTTCAATCTAACGGTGGCAGAGAAACAGCTAAAAATACATTCTTTGAATGGCAAACTGATTCCCTAGCAGCAGCAGCGACTAATTACCAAATTGACGGTGATGATGTTACTTCTTTCCCAGCGACTACTGCGACTACAAGACTAGGAAATTACACAAACATTTCAAGAAAGCTAGTAATTCTAGCTGATAACTTACAAGAGATTGACGAAGCTGGTAGAACTTCAGAACTTGCTTACCAACTAACTAAAATGGGACAAGAGCTGAAAAGAGATCAGGAAGCAACTCTTTTAGCAAACCAAGCTGCCGTAGGCGGTGGAACTGGAACAGCAAGAAAAACTGCTGGACTTCCGGCATGGCTAAAAACAAACTCAGACAGAGGAACAGGCGGAACTGATCCGACAGTTTCCGGTGGTGTTGTTAATGCCGCTGCTGGTGATGCAACTGCTGGTAACATGAGAGCTTTTACAATAGATATTTTAAATACTGTTATTGAAAAAGTATGGACGCAAGGCGGTACACCAAAAATGCTTATGGTTGGCCCTCACAACAAAACTGTTGTGTCTGGTTTCTCAGGTATTGCAGCTAATAGGTATGAAGTTAAAAAACCTGAAGCTGGAGTTATCATTGGTGCTGCTGATATTTATGTATCAGATTTCGGCTCAATTAACATTGTACCTAACAGATTCCAAAGAGAAAGGGACGGATATGTCCTAGATCCTGAGTTTTATGCAACCACTTTCCTAAGACCAATTAGAGTGATTGATCTTGCGAAAACCGGTGATGCTGAAAAACGCATGGTATTAAGTGAATATGGATTGAAAGTTAAGAACGAAGCTGCTCTTGGAGTATGCGCTGACTTAACAACTTCATAAGTTATTTAATCAGTAATAAAGGAGTGGCGGTTTTAGGCCGCCACTTCAAACAAAATGACAGAAAAGAAAAGATTAATAAGTTTCGATAATGTAAGTAAGATTTCTAATAATTTTACTTTTGAAGAAGATACATCTGGAGAAGGTAAACATGATTTTGTTCTTTCAAGAGAGCAAGATGTTAGCGATATTTTAAAAGAAAACAGAGATCAATTTAACGAAACTGATAAAAGAACACCATACGGAGCTATGTCTAAGGTGGCATCAATTCCTATGGTTGTGTATTACGATTTAAAAGAGAAGGGAATTTTAGATGATCAAAAGGCATTAAAAAAATGGCTTAATGATCCAGATAACAAAGCATTTAGAACAAGGGAAGGAACTGTTTAATGGCAATAACTAATTATACAGAATTAAAGTCATCATTAGCAGATTGGTTAAATAGATCTGATTTAACAACAGTTATCCCAGATTTTATTACATTAGCAGAATCACAATTTAATAGAGAAATACGAAATAGAAAAATGATTAAAAGAGCAACAGCTACTATTGATTCGCAATATAGTGCTGTTCCAGCCGATTGGTTACAAACAGTTGATTTTGTGGTCGAAGCAAATCCTGTTGTAACTTTAGATTTTATAACAAATGAGCAACTTGATAAGTATAGAGCAAAATATACTACAGGCGGCACACCAAAATTTTACACAATAGTAGGACAGGAATTAGAGGTTTTACCCGTTCCTGATACAGCAACCTTAACAGGCGAAATAACATACTATAGTAAAATCCCAGCTTTATCAGGAACTAATGCTACTAATTGGCTTTTAAATAGTAGCCCTGATATTTACCTATACGGAACATTAATGCAATCAGCTCCTTACCTGGTAGATGATGCAAGATTGCCTGTATGGGCTAGTATATATCAGAAATTAGTTGGGGATCTAACAATCGCAGACCAAAAGGCAAGAGTAGGCGATTCAACTTTAACAATGAAAGCAACCGCATTACAATAAGGAGATTAAAAAATGAGTTTTAGCGATTATTTAGAAAACAAAATTCTTGCCCACACTTTTTCAGGGACAACTTTTACACCCGCTGGAACATTATATTTGGCTCTATATACTGTAGCACCAAGTGATGACGGAACAGGTGGTACTGAAGTTTCAACTTCTGGAACAGGATATGCAAGACAAACTGTGGCATTTACCACTACAGGCGCTCAATCTAGTAACACGGCCGCTGTAGAATATTCAACAGCAACAGCAAGTTACGGAACAGTCGTAGCGGTTGGTGTATTAGATGCTTCAACAAGTGGTAACTTATATGCAGTAGGAACTTTAGCTACACAAAAACCAATATCAACTGGTGATGTGTTTAGAGTACCCGCTGGTGATTTAGATATTGATTTAACATAAGGAATTAAATGTCTGGAACTAGAGATTATGGACAAGGTGGATATTCTTCCAATGTGTATGGCGAATGGGGTTACTCAGATGCTTCATGCACAATAACAGCCTCATCTAGCTTTACAAATAGAGCTTTTAGAGGTTATGGAAGAGGTGGCTACAGTTCTAATCTTTATGGAGTTTGGGGATATACCGATAGTGGTCAAATATCTTCAACTTCATCATCAAGTTTAAG